GTATGGACTTCTCACCTGAAGCGGTATCTCGTATGAAGGAGATGGTGGTAGAGGCGTTGTCAAACAACCCCAACTTCTACGAAGCAGTACAAAGATTCGGAATGCCTCCTGTCATGATAACAAAGCCAGGTGAAAGGCTAGATGCAGCGTACGCCATTGCGGGTGTAGAGGGCTTCCCTGCTATCACCATTGACTCAACCATCAGAGAGAAAGCATTGGTTGATGGGTTTCCTAATGGCATGTATCAAGAAGACATATTCATTGAGGGAACATCGGAATTCCTCGTAAACCCTACGAGTGATGGAATGTTCATTCATGAATGGGGTCACTTTCTAAACCGTCTGGCGTATGACGCACACCCAGATGAAGAGATGAAAGACTTGGCACGTTTCTGGTGGAACAACACTTGGGACTTGGATGAATACCTACCCAAGATTGGGAAACTTCTACGTAGGTTTGCTAAACCGGAAACACGAGTAGACGCCAGATACCTTGGCGCTCAAAGATTCGGTAAAACAGCAAAAAAAAATAAGTCCGTTGACTTCACGGGTTACCCACACGTAAAGACACAATACGGACAGTTGGAGCCATCGGAGGCATTTGCCGAAGCAGTAGCAGCAGTGCTCTCTAGCGATGTTAATGATAAAGAGTTGGTTAGCCCTGAACTGCGCAAAGATGTTCTTGACATAATCGGTTTCTCGCCATCAGCAAAAGAAGTAGATAGAGCGGGTAGTTCAGAAGGAAGAAGTGCTGGATTCGCCTCAAAGACAGTAACAAGAGGTCTTGGCGTAAGGCTTATTACCAAGTCCGACCCGTTCACTCCACTCAATGGTCCTGACTGGCTAAAAGATGCTACGGATGAAGAAATAGCAGAGGCTGTCGTACCTACAAACATGGATGACTCCATAGCGCTAACCGTGATGAACACGGCGTACGGTGCAGACCCAGCAAATTTTCCCACAGAAGCAACAGTAATTGCTGAACTAGCGGAAAGATTGCTATTCAAAGCAGAATGCACAGACAGTACGGGTGCCCTAATTCGTGATGCAAACGGAAACGCTGCTTTTGTGTTTGATGTACCGATTGACTTCACTCCAGCAGGTAGACAAAAAGCCAAAGACATGCTCAGACGAATGATGGCAGAATCACCAGAGTTTGCATGGATGATTAGACGCTTCGGGTGTCCACCGGTATTGATTATGGATGAACAAAAACTTACCGACCTAAGAAACCAGGTTCAGGCGCTGCGTGATTCAGGAATGGACATACAGTTGCCTCCCCATCTTGATAGTGACTCTATTGGTGGTTTTTCAATAGCAACTCTTGGTATTACGCTTAGAACAAAACCAGGCAGAGATGACTTGCCGATGGGCTTCAATAGAGGGATAGCAGCGAGAAGAAGAACGGGAAGAAAAATAACTAACCCAGACGGCACCATAGAGGACGAAACAGAACACTGGATGAACAACTTCGGTATTTCTCTTCCTGATGTCGGTATTCATGAATGGGGTCACTGGTTTTATTCAACCGTTCTAGGAAACAAATTACTATACAAGACGTATGGAATTAGAGGAAAAATGGGAGACAGACAATCTCGTCTTTCGTACCTATTTCCTGGTGTTCCTACTGCGGACGTTGAAAAAATGACAAAAGAATTCCTTGATGCTTTTGACGCAGAGGGTTTTATTCCTTTCAACACCATGAGTGAAATGCATATTGACTCAATAGCCAAAGCGGCATACAGAAGCATAGGTAACAACTTAAGAAACAGACCACTACCAGAACAACTGGCTGCTGCTCAAAGGTTCACCGACTTAGTACAAGACTATTTAAATAACGTAGTTAACTCATCACGCGGGTGGTCTCCATCACGCGCACAAGAGTTTGCTGACCAAATAGCGCTTGAGTTTCCGTACCTAGTAAATGACATGCCTCCACTAATAGCGGGAACCTATGCAACAGCAACTCGTCAAGAACTGTGGGCAGAGGCAGTATTACTATTCTCTTCACCTGACTCAAAGTTGAAAGCCAAGTACCTAACGCCAGAGATAGAAGCGTTTATTGCTTACGCTTTTGGGTTGAAGCCAGACAGAGACCCCAATACTCCATATCAAAAACCTTGGGCATCTCGCAGTGGCTTCTCTTCTTCTTCACGGGTAAGAAGACTTCATGCAGCAGAGGACAGTATTCCCGACAGAGTCTCTGACAAAGATGACGGGTTAGCAAGCAGAACTACTGGAGCATCAACTGCAAAGATGAGTCGTGAAGCCTCTAGTACTTCACGTTTCACTGTTGGTGACTACGACTTTGACATAACCGACGAAGACCTATCTACATACGATTGGGATACCGCCTACGACCAGTGGACAACATGGTCGGGTAACTGGCGTATGCGTCACTTATCCTCAGCAATGATGGGTATAGAACAGCAACCAACCAAGGGTGGCGAAGAGTCATTATCAACCGTCCACGAGATAATGCGTTCGGGTGAACTGTCAAACGCACCAGACCACGTCAAAGAATCGGTTCGTGAATCTCTAATCAACACTCACAAGACTATGGAAAAGATATCCATGGGTGAGACTATTAGTGATAGACCCCTCTACAGAGGCTTGGGTTCTGTTCCTGACGATTCAGAGATACTCATGGCAGAACAAGGCGAGACGATAACATTCCCACTTAGTGCTTTCACTCCAGACAGAAGCCTTGCTACAACGTTTGCTGACATGAATGCCGAGAGTGACAAAAAAGTAATCCTCCAACTCAGAGATGGTGCCCATGTAGCATCTAGCGATTACACGACACAAATAAGAGACCTAGAAAGCGACTGGATAGAAGTACCTATTGAATCTGTTACTCAGGGAGAATTTACTGTCGTCTCCAAGAGCGAGAAAGACGGGTACACAGTAGTAGAACTGTCTCATGTAAATACGTTTGACCCATTAGCAGGAAGAATGATTCCCACAAACGCTCGTGAAGGTTTTGCTTCTTCCAGTATGAGGCCAGAGCGACGAGTGTCAGATAGTGCCATCCGTACGCTGACGGACAATATGGACTTCCTTCGTGACAATCCACCAATCGGCAAGGGTGGCAAAGACCTAGATGACCAGTGGGCACAGAAGACAATAGAGAAACTACGCAGTGGGGAGATATCCCAAGAAGACGCATTTGACCTAATGAATGTCGTCATTGAGATACTCAACAACGGGTTCAACGAAGACCCAAGCCAGAAAGAAAACCCAGACGGCAAACTTCTTGCTTACCAAAAACTATCCAAGCGTCTACGCAGGCTCGCTGTCGGCGCTATGGACAAAGACGATATGGAAGACTTCCGCAGAGAACAAGGCATTGGTCCTACTGCGATTACGGAACCAAAGCCAGGTCCTTATCCTGGTGGTCGTTTTGGCTTCTCATCTACGACAGCACGGGAAAATTTGTCTACACGGACAGACCAGCGCATTAGTGACATTGACACACAGGTGGCAGAACTTGAATCCGTCAATGCTCGCCTGACTAGAGCAATAAGTGAACTTGAAGCCACGGGTAACTGGGAAGGAGTTAAGCATGACGTGTTCATCACCGAAGGCAATGACCCAAAGACTTACAGCAAGGAGCAGTTAGAGAGCAACGGCTGGTCTGAAATAGTAGTGCAAGACTCAAGAAATGCTATATCGGCAAGGCAGAGAAAGATAGATGTTCTCAAGAAAGATAGAGACAGTCTTGAAGATGACAAGAAACGCCTAACCGGTGACTATCCAGAAACAACAGTACTCATTGAGGAGTTGCTTCTTGACGAAGCCAATGTTGAGAAGGTCAAAGCAAGAGCACTAGAAGTCAGTTCAATGAGTGAAAACCAGAGAATGGAAAGATTCACAGACCCGAACGACCCAAATGCAATATATGTAGTCCACTACGGAGCAGCAAAACTAGAAGGCGGAGAACTTGACCCTGCTCGCTCACGAGGACAAGTTGGACAAGCAATTATGGGCAATACTCGTCAAATCAATGACGAAACGGCCAGATATATGGTCGGAAAGCGTGATGATGCCAAGCGGGACATATCCATCCTTGAAGACATGAAGCGTCAGATTGATTCTGATGGAGTTGTTGATTTTGACGCAATAAGAAAAGCCGACCTCAAGGACCCACAAAGAGTTGGAAGAGCAAGAATGCTGTTGGGTCTTAATCGCAGTGACCCAGAAAGTTCAACAATCACCCCTGAAGCACGACAGATTGCCAATATTGACGGCGCTATCGGAGACAAGAACATAGTGCTGTCCAGACTTGACAAAGTAGCGGACAAATTGGTCGCAGACGACTATCAGTATTCCAGCACATACAGAGCATCATCGTTGCAAGACTTGTTCGGCTCGTATGGAGGAAGATACGCAGAGGGTGACGACACAAAACGTTCATCAAACACGGGAATTCACATATTCAAAGTAAGAATTGGCGATGACGCAACCGAAGAAAACAACGTTGGTGAGACTCACCTTGTTGGTAAACACACTCCGATTGCTTCTCTTGTTGTAGACAGTAATGCAAGTAGTGACAATCCTGGTCGTGAAATATGGAAGGGTTGGCTTGATTTGGTCATCCAACAGGACATCGGCAAGAATGATGCAATAACACTCTCGGAAGATGGAAGAATGCCAGACATGCCAGGACGTGAGATAAGAGGAAAATCGGTTCAATGGGTAGACCTAGCAACCAAGTCCTTTGTATCCAGTGCTCCGTCATTTGACACCAAGTCACTCAAGTACACAAAACCAGAGTTGCGTGAAAGAATCAAGAACCGTATTATGGCTGGTAGCAAAGGTGGAAACCCGGGTCAGTGGTCTGCCCGCAAAGCGCAACTGGTTGCTTTGGAGTATCGTAAAGCAGGCGGTGGCTACAAGGGCGGCCTGCGTAAGACTCAGCGTTCGCTCAATAAATGGACACGAGAGAAATGGACAACTTCAGATGGAAAACCAGCGATTCGCAAAGGCGGCACTCGCCGTTACCTTCCTTCTACTGCTTGGAGTCGCCTTACGCCGGCACAGAGAGCGGCGACTAATCGTAAGAAAATCATCGGAAGTCGGCAAGGCAATCAGTTTGTTGCAAATACACGAAGTGCAGAGAATGCTTCGCGCAGAGCGAGAAACTGACGTTATCCCCAGCAGGAACGAGTTCCGATAGTCTTCACCACTTACCTAGTGGGCAAGCCTCGCCTACAAAACGCACCTTCATAAGTAGTGGGCAACCACAAACCTTGCAGGTCTTCTTCCACTTCTTCATGTGTGGACATTCTTTACAGACTGCGTATCTACGAGCAGCGATTGACGCTGATACTTCTTCCATTAGCGCATTCTACGCTGACATTTAAGGCAGAACTCCGACCATGGGTAGTACCTGCGCATGTTTATGGGGTGAGAACAGTCAATAATTTCAGTGACCTTATCGTTCACCGTGTCTCTAATCATCTGAGACATGGTAACCCCAATCTTCTCCGAGGCTTCCTTCCAACGTTCTCTGTCTTTGTTCGTCAAACGAACAAGAATATTCTTGTCGGCAGGACCATCTTCTGGCGAAACCTCGGTAGAAATGGATTTATCTCCATGAGCCTCACGGTCAATAGCCGAAACTAAATTACTAATCTCTTGGTCTTTTTCACTCATCAACTATCTCTGCGTCCTGTATTGGTGCTTGCCCGAGGATACCAGCAACCATGTCCGGTGGAAGCACACCCGACATGCCCATGATTTCCAACAGTTTACGAGCCTCTGTCTCTGGGTCAAAGGCGTCAATAGCCGCAGGACGTCCTGATTCACCAGCAAGAGTGGCCTTCACCGACTCCGAGCCCCGTACATCCATCTGAACGTTGATATTGGTGGCTTCCATACCTAGAAGTTTTGTTCTTCTGTCCATGATTGAGAGAACTTGTTGTATGGCTTTGAGGTCTGGCTCTACTGCCACCTCGGTACCGTCATCCATCTTCACCTTTCGGTGCTGAGTCAGTGGCCAGATTGCCGCTTGGAGGTTGTCCAGACGCTCTAGTTCCATCCGTAGCACCTCCGGGTATGCCATGAGTGCTTCTCTGTTCAGTTTCTCCAACTGGCGCTGTACAGCCCTGTGTACGGAAGCAGACGTCAGGTCAAATCTTCTGGCAATCTCAGATACTGCGACGCCAGCCTGTCTCATCTTGAAGATACGTAAGTCTCGCTCTGCGATGAACTCTTTAGTCATCACTTTATTATTGCGTTCTTGACTCATTTGTTTACCTTAGCGTACTCCACTACTTCAAACGGGAAAAGCCTACCCCTCTTAATCTTGGTAGGCCATGGCCTGTCGTCACGAGCACCTCGGAAATGCTTGACATCATAAGTGTACGCCATGCCAGACGAAATGTCAGGAGTTAAGGCAATACCAAACTCTGGCCAGCGAGACCATACCGCAGAACCAAATGGACGCAACTGACGATTAGTCATGCTTTCACCTAGAGGAGCATGGTGTTCCAACCAAAGAGCACACTGATAAGAGTCTCTGATGTAGTCAAGGTACTTAGCAACCTCTACCGCTACTGCTTCTGCCGTGCGACCACCTGGGTCTACGAAAGCCTTGTAAAGAGGACCCATAATAAGCAACTCGGGTTTGGTGTCCTCAATGGCACGTTCCAACACTTCTCTATCTTCAGGTTTCATCAAGTCAAAACCTGATGGCTTGACGAGTAGTTCTGCTGTCGGAGACTTTGTGTATCCACGAGCAAAAGCAGCATTGTAGATTTCACGAGAGGTACGTCTGATGATGCGCTCTGGGTTCTCCAAGTCAACAGTTAACGTGCGTACTTGTCGCATCCGCTGATAAGTGAACGGGTGTACGCCGCAACCTGAAAGTATCGCAACCTGTCTAGCAAGCATTGTCTTACCAACGCCTTCGGCAGCAACAACAATAACTCGTTCTGTGCGCTCAATCAAATCGTCAATGACCCAATCGTAAGTGTCATCACTGCTCTCGGAAACAAACTCACTCCACGATACCAGTCTACCAAAATCTCTCGGCTTCTCTCTGCCTGCTGACATTGCGATGCCTTGCGCTTTTATTAGTAACTGATGCGGCGACAAGTCGTTACGAAGAAGTAGTTGTTCCAGTTTGCTCTTCGCCTCAACAAAGACGTCAGGGTCAGGCACTGCTTCAACAACTGTCGCAGTTGCAACAACCGGGGCACTTGGTGCCGGTGTGTCTTCGTCAACTATTAGAAGTTCATCTATGTCTCCACCAATAGACAAGAAGTCAGTTATGTCTTTTTGCTTTGGTGTGTGCCAAACACGTGCTTCACAACCAGCCTTCAATAACTCACTGCATACAGTCTTTGCATGCGCCATTCCTGGCTCGTCGTTGTCTGCGATAATCTCAACTTCTGCACCAGCAAGAGCCGACGTATGTATTGGCAACCACTTACCAGCGCCACCTGGCATTGTTGTTGCAATAATTCCTAAGTCCATGAGAGTGTCGGCGTCTTTTTCGCCCTCAACAACCCAAATAGGGAACCCATCTTTTACAGCATTCATTACTGCTGGAAGATTGTAAAGAACCTTTGGTGTATCACCGAGGGAGTAGTCCCAGCCACCACGACCGTCTGGCTTGCGTTGTCGGAATGTTTTCTTTCCAGCACTATCTACATAACGAAGTTTCTGAAACAGAAGTTCTCCGTCTTTATCAGTGTAGTTGTAAGTCTTGATGAGTTCAAGTTTTTCTTTAGTTCGTTTTTGTGGAGGAAATAAAGATGCTTGTGTCAAACCGATTGATTCACAAATCTCCTTACTGCTGCAGGGTGAGCCCCGATGACAAGAAACCAGAATGTTCCCAGTGTTTGCATCTTCAGAGATTGAAAGGGACGGGTTGTCGTCATCGTTACGACAAGGACACCGTGCTTCCCAACCATTGGAAGTTTCACTAACTCCCTTTAGGCGAGCAAGAAACTCGTCTGTATGTGAAGCCATTACTTCGCTGCTGCTCTTTCTAAGAACTCTCCGCCGTTAGCATCACGAAGTCCTACGCCTCGGAATACTATGCGACCTTCACGTCCGAGTGTTACGTTCTTTGACCAACGCATCTCTGCACGCTGTTGCTCTTCGTATCCGCCCCAAATACCCCATGGTTCCCACTTAATTGAGTACTCCAAGCACTGTACTGAAATGGGGCAAGAAGAACATACTGCTTTTGCTTTTGCTGTGTTGACCCTAATTTCGTTTAGTTCTTCACGCTTGCCAGTTTTTTGTAGAGGGAACCACCACTCTGTTGGATAACCCTTGCAGTTACCATTATCTGGTGAAAAACTACCCTGTTCCAAATCAACCTCCATGCTGTTGCCCCGTTATTCTACGCACATCTCTTTCAGTAAGAAAAATTGTTGCGTAACGCATCCGAAGGTTACCTGCGTCATCCGTCATTACAACATCAACAGCATCAATTGGTATTCCAAAATGTGCAGACAACGATGCTTTCATCATTTGTGTTTCTGTTTCTATTGATGCAAGTTCGTCATCATCAATAAACGTGTTGCGAGGTTGTGCGATTGCTAAAGAAGCCATAGTGCTCTCTACTTTTTCTGCACGTAAACACCACACGCAAGCAAGTTTTGTTGCTGTCGTTGCTCTCGGCCGTTGTTCTATGTGACCACATGAAAGAACATGGTGATAAGTGACGGCACCCCAACCTCCAACTCGTCTTATTTCAACGACGTCTCTACGGGGCGCACGGCGGTGTTCTGTCGTCATGAGTCATACAATAACAAAACCCCACCCGAATAAACGGATGGGGCATTGATAAATCGTTATGCGCTCACGGGCGCACTTAAATGATTAGAAAGGTTCGTCTGATGGGACTGTTTCTTTAGTTCGCTTAGGTGTTGGCTTTGCCGATGAATCGTTTGACGAAGCACGACGACGCTCAATTGACTCAAGAGAGCCTGTACGGATGCCGATTTCCATCGCTTTGATTTCAATCGTTGAACGCTTTTGTCCACTTTCCTTGTCGTCCCATGAACGCTGGTCCAGAGTGCCGACGATTACTACGCCTACGCCCTTTTCAAGTACGTTCACTGAGTTCTCTGCAAGGTATCCCCAAGCGACGATGTTAAAGAACGAAGTCTTTTCCACCTTCTCGCCGGAAGCGTCTACGTAGTTGTCATTCACAGCAACAGAAAACTTCAATTGAGCCTTCTGATTTGTAGTGAACTTCAGTTCTGGGTCTGATGTGAGGTTTCCCACAATTGTTGTTGGTGTAATTGCCATGTTGATTTCTCCAATGTTCGGGGGGTTGTCCAACTGGTTGTAAGACTATCTTCTTATGTGTACACTCGCAACCATGAGTAAGAAAAATGAATTTGAAGTTCGCCTTGACGTTGTAAAGCACATGTCAAAAATGCTTCTAGAGATGTCAGAAGTTGACTTTGAAGCAATGAGCCCCGAAGACGAGTTAATAATGTTGGAAGACTTTGAAGAAGTTGCTGGTCACTTACTTGATTCCATCGGATTTAAGCCCTCAAATAGTGAAAATGGGGTTAATTTCACTGCAGAATTCAGCATTATTGACCCTGAAAAATATATTACGGATTTTTTAGATAAAAGCAGTGACTCCTGACCCTTGCTCCGTAAGGGTTTCCCAAGGTCAAAATATGAATCCTTTGCGTACCAAGGGTTTCCTAATGGTTGACTGTGTGACAAAAATTGGTAAAATAGTTATGTTCAGTTAAACACTGACGACGACATAGGCAAGCGCTTGTTATCTGCTTGTTGACCTATCCGCCGAACACTGGAGCACCCATTGACCAAGAAACACTTCCTATTGGCTTTTGCCATCCTCTTTGTTGTATTGATACCCACTGTGGTATTTGCTCAAAGTTCACTACAAGAATTTCCAAACGGAAACGTTCCAGTAGTGATTGAGGAGGTGACGTCAAAAAACAGTGTATTAATCAGGTCAACTCTCACAAAAACAAAAAAACCAAAAGCAACTACAAAGTTCTGGGAAGAAGTTGCAGTGTGTGAGACAAATAGCAACTGGCAAGATGGTGGCAAGTGGTCTGGTGGTCTTGGCATCTATCAAGGAACTTGGGAAAACTGGGGCGGGGACGAGTTTGCCCCTACTCCACCAAAAGCAACCAAAGAAGAACAAATCATTGTTGCCAATAGAGTCTCTACTCAGGGTTACAAAACAATCCGTCATCGTGACCCTAAATGGGCAAAGATACACGGCGTTCCCGTCTCTTACGTATGGGAAAAGGAAGCAGTTGGCTTCGGTGGCTGGGGTTGCTACAAATCAAAGTCAACAGGCAAGTACAGAATGGCTAAGCCTCGCCTTTACTACCACGACAAACCACACTTAGTTCCTCTTGCGCAGTTCTATTTCAACGAGCGAGGCATGATTGTTAAAGACTTGCAAACGTTTCTTCGTGTCACGGTGGACGGCCACTACGGGGCTAAGACCAGAGAGGCCCACGTTAGATGGCTAAAACTTAAAGGTCACTCCACCGAAGGGGTACCAACAACTCCTTCAAACAGAGTGGTAATTACTCAATAAAACTGATACATTCGGTTTATGTACTCATCACCATTTGAAGACCCAACGTTCAGAGTCCCGGACCTAACAGTTGGAGAAGTTGAACTCCTTCTTAGGGACAACGCGGAAACAATCAAACTGCTTCTCGGCGTAGTGCGTGAATGGTTTATTCCGATGATGCAGAACTACTCGGAAGAGATATGGTGTGCTGGCTGGCTTCAAGACCTTGAAGTGCGACTTCCTCAAATGGTTCCTTCAGTGGCCATCGCCGCGGGACTACTGGGAGAAATTCCTTTCTGGGACGATTCGGTAAAGTTGGAAGACTTTGATGACGACCCAATCCGTTGGAAAAAATACGATGTCACGCAAATCGCTGATTGACCAATACGGTGCCGAAGTAATACTTCGTTGCAAATGCGGAAATACTCCCTCGCACATGATGGACCTCAAAGCCCCGAGATGCCCGGTTTGTCGTGAGACTACGGAGATTCTTTTTGGTGAGAACTGGGAATCAATAAAAGACAAATACAGATAAAAGTTGTAACTACAACCTCTTATAGGTATAATTAAGGTAACAGGTTATGAGTAACACGATTCTGATAAATCCAACCTTTGGGTCGTTTATCAAGCATTAAATACTCCGAAGGTCCGAGTCTGGCAACTTTGCCACACGGATACTTGATTGCTTCACTAGGCGTGTACATCAAACATACAGAGCATCGCTCAACCATTTGATACTCAGGCTTTGGACTCACTCCTATGGACATCGGGTCTTCCACTATCTCAAACTTGTGCGTTAAAAGGTTTGCTTGCACTTCTTCTTCCGAACCAGAAAACGGGACCGCATCTCCGGGCGCAAGTTGATATCTTCCCCCAAACAGGCTCATGCTCCCACCTCGGGCTCCATGATTTCATCAACAATCAGTTTGGCGTACTTACGGCGTAAGCGCCACAACTTCTCATTTAGTTCCTTGAACGACCTCGTGTGTCGTGCCTTTGAAGACATGTGCGGGTCAAAAGTCCCGTACTTCTTGAAAGCGATATTGTCAAGGTCGGGCGACTCAAGAATGATGTCTGAAATCCAGTCGGCTTTCTTGTCCATTGAAAGCATCAGTTCACACATTCCGTCGTAACCGAATTCGTTGTAAACCTTATGTGCAACAATGTCGCAATAGTGCTTGCGGTAAATCTGCTCTGATGTTCCTGCGCTCATGAATTGACTAAGAAACTCAGCCATCATCTCGGTTGGTTCACCTTCGGATTCAAATGATTCTTCGTCCATAAGCCCCCATTGTAGTCATACTAATTATGACACTCGGGTGTGTCAAGCAAGCGCAAGGATAATTGACTGTGTTTCTGCCTTTTTGCGTGAAACCCATGAGTTGCTATCCATTGATGCGATTGCTCGTTCTTCTGGTCTGGCGTCCCGATAATGGTCAAGGTACTCACCAACAGCGTTGTATGCTGACCAACCATTAAAACCGTAGCCACCAGCATTCTTGTCATTGATGTACAAACCACGAACAAGCAGATGAATGTCGTCAACGTTTTTCTTTTGACGGTCGGTTTCGTCTTTCTTGTGAGGAAACACACCGTTTACGATTTTATCAAGGGCCGAAGAACCGGCCGGGACTGGTACTTCAAGAAGTTGCTTGGCAGTTCTCTCAAAACCTGTTGCCCAAATAGTTGAGAGTTTGATTACTTCGGTTGCATCCTCAATTGCGGCTTCTGCATTACGGGTGTGTCGTGCTGTGAAAACTGCGCTTGCCGCACCAAGTCCTGCGATGACCGTATTCTTGCAGACGGCTCGGATTGATGTGTTTGCGTATGTGATTGCTGTCTTGCCATCGTGTCCATTACGAACAAGCAGGTAACGCTGAATCTTGTCGTTGATTCCATTTGGGTCAATAATGAGTGCACCCAAGTCAAGACATGCGAAAAACTCACGACCATCGTTTAGTACGCCACAGGTATCCACGATTGCGTCGCCCGCTGAGGCCCCGACAATCGCTAGCGCACGGTCAAGACAGTCCTTGTTTTGTTGAACTACAAAACGGGTTCCAACCGTTGAAAGCCCATCAATAGTTCCGTCTGGATTTACCCGAACTGTCGCACGGCTGTCTGAGATGAATACGGGACTACCGTCGGGATTGCGCAGCGGGTTGAGGTCATCATCAACTGCGATTACCTTAGTCAAGGCGACATCAAAGTCTGCCTGTGCTGCCGTGAGCATTGCTTCAGCGGTCTGGAGACCAGCCATTGGCTGTCCGAGTCTGTGCCAAGGGATTTCCCTGTCAGCATAAGCCATCTTGGCTCTACCCATTACGTCTCGTTCTAGTTCATGTGCCATCTCTAAACCTTTCGTTAGATTTATGAGAAAGCATACTACGTAATGATGAAACAAACAACTCCGCCGGGAAGTTTGTGAGCCCAGCGTTTTGTCTTGCGAGTCAGGGGTGGGACAGCAAAAACCCACCTGTCGGAGGGCAACAGGTGGGTTTTAAACTTGGAGGCTTTACAGCCTTATCAGAATGGGGATTTTGTTTTCTTTTTCATTACACTTTTTAGTTCCACTCGTGTAATTCGTAGGGCAACGAAGCCCGTGATGATTGCTACTGCTAGCAGGGGGTGAATGTTGATTGCTAAGTCCATTTCTTGACCTTCTTTCGCACCTTGATTTTGTATCCGTTGAAACGAAGTAGTTCCATGATGTGTTCGGGTATTCCGTCAGTAACCACTATTCCCTTTTGGTTAAGTGCTAGACGGATGATGTCCTTCTTCTTGTTCATGCCTTCATACTATCGGTAGTAAGAGGTAGATACAACCTCTCAAACACCTTTTTTAAATAAACCCATCAGCAGTTCCCCTAGAGAATCACCTTCAGCAGCGGGACCTCCGTCCACAGCCTGATTCACCACACCACGCTTGCGCTCAATGAGAGAGTAGATATCTTCATCTATCGTTCCATCACACAGCAGGTAGGTCGCCGTGACTGACGACTTCTGTCCGAGCCTATGACAGCGACTATAAGTTTGGTCTACATCGGCGGGTGTCCACGGTAATTCCACAAACAAAACATCTTGTGCGACTTGCAGGTTGTGCCCCGTCTTTGCCGCTTGGATTGAGAGGACAATGACTGGTGCTTCTTCACATGGCAATGTCATAAACTTGTGCTTCTGCGCTTCTATCTCGTTGATGTCCATGCCCCCTTGAATGCGTAGGTTGCCGAACGCAAGTGCGAGTTCATCTACTACATCTCTGTGGTGAGCAGCGATTACGACTTTGCGTCCTTCGGCAACACGGGACTCCACCCACTCCTTGATGACGGGCATCTTTGCTTTGGCTGACAGACGGCGCAATACAGACAGGCGAACTAAGTGCTGATTTGACTCTGCCTTGATTTTTGCAACAACCGCTGCGGAGTTAGGGTTCAGCCCAAGTTCAAGTGCTATCTCTTTTGCTCGTTGCATGAGGTACTCAACGATGTCAGTTTCGGCTTTTTTGTATTCCTTCATGCCGGCTGCAGTCCCGTCAACAAGCACGGGGTCATGAACAACTGGGGGTAGGTCTGATAAAACCTGTTCTTTTGTGCGCCTTATGTAACAAGTTGAGCGAAGCAAGTCATTTAGTTCATCAAGATTGCTATGTCCATCAAGATGCCATTGGCCCCACTTGTCTTTGAAGGCCCCGCAATAGCGTCGGTAAAAACCCCACTCTCCTCCGAACTTATCTAACTTTCCAAGAATGTTTAGTTGGCTTGCGTACTCGGCAGGTCGGTTGGTAACTGGAGTTCCCGTCAAACACAGAACAATTCCGTTCTTCGGGGCTGAACGTGCAATCTTCACCGCACTCTTTGTTCGCTGTGCTGTTGGCGTCTTGCAGTAATGACTCTCATCAAAAACGTAAGACTTGTGGTTTGAGAGTTGCTTTTCCCACTTATTAAGGTTAGAATAACTAATAACAACCACATCATAATCAGATGGAAACTCTTTACGGTCTTTTACGACTGCAACCCTGATGTGTGGAAGCCACCTGTTATATTCCGCTTTCCAGTTCAGCACGAGTGTTGCGGGGCAAACGACGACCGCTGGGTACGAATTACCTACATGTTCCAATGTCGCAATTGCTTGCAATGTTTTCCCCAAGCCCATCTCGTCTGCGATGAAAGTGCGCCGTGCGTTACTTGCGTAAGCAACCCCTGCCCTTTGATACGGCAATAACGTTCCCGTCAGTCCCGACACTTCAATCTCGGCGTCAGTCAGCCGTGATGCTTCTCTAAGTTCCGACAGCGATGTGTCTACTTCTTTGAGCATTTCACGAACTTCGTCAGGAACCTGTTGCTTGAAGGTGTCTCCCCACTTCACAACGTCGGCAATACTGGTAACCGGGGCTCGCCATGCCATCGTCTTCTTGTCCCAAGTAACTCCTGCCACTTGTTTGACTGACTGAATCATTACTCTGTCATAACCAAAAGACATGGTAAGCCATTTGCCGTCGTAGTTAATGCCCTTCGCCTCGTTCTTGTGAGTAGGCAACGTGAATAACAGGACTTCGGGGTCAATGTCAAAGTCGTTGTCCTGTGCGAACTGCCTTGCTTCGCTGAGACTCACCATCGGGGCTCGCCACACACGTGCGACCTTGTCCCACTTGGCTCCCTTTATCTGTTTAACCTTTACAACCTGCTCGGGGTCGTAAGGAAAGTCAAGGACTAGGTGGTCATCATCAAGGCTGAGTTTTTTCACACCCGCATCATAGCCCAGCGTTTGCGCTTCACCTTACTTATCGCTCAATTGAATGATGTCGCCTGTATCAAGCGTGCTAGTACCACGCTCATTGGCTATGTCCCAACTTGCTTGAAGTGTGTGCCCCTTACAGTGTCTTTCGGTAATGCCTGAGAGTGTGTCGCCTCGCTCTACTGTCACGCTTGCAGTGGGACACGAGTAGTTGTACTTGCTGTCAATAACGTTGCTGAATAGCAGGGCTACTGGCACCAATACGATAATGCCAACGGCTATGCGTCTTTTGATGTATTTACTCATATCTTCACTCTATCTGTAATAAAAGGTAAAAGCAACCCCAAACAAAAGAAAGTTATCCACAGCCTTTTTGTAGATTCTTATCAGCCGAAGTCCCGGATTACGGCAGCCAGAAAATATCATCCCTAATCTACTAACGGTGGCGGAAAGGAATTCGGAGTAACCGTCTAGACGCAAGAGGACAACGACGGGGCTGCAGCGGGAACGTGCGATAAAACAAGAAAAAACCCCAACCCGAAGGCTGAGGTTTATTTCCCATTTCCCGTTAGCGAAACTAATTGTGTGGTCTTACCGAATCCGATTAACCACCGCCAGTTGGCTGGCTACTTCCATTATACGGATAGTAGAAGGCGACTGCAACCTTCAGTCCTTGTTGTTCTCTTCGTACCACAACGTCTTCACCACTTCAGCCACCTTGATGTGGATGTAGTCTTGGTGGAATGGGTCAAACATGGTGCCTTGAATGTGAGCCGCTATTGCGGGGCGCTCCTTGTGGAGTTTGTTGAAGAACACCTGACCTAGACGCTTCTGATTCGCTGGATGCTCCCAAGAGGCGTACACTCTATCCACGAACTCTTCGTAGGTACCGTCTTCGTAGTGGTCGTCAAACGTCATTCGCTAACCCCATCTTCGTCGTATAGTTTCTTTACTGCGAAGTAAGTGCCGACTCCATATATCACAAGGAACGTTACCAATGGCCCGAGAGGCGTTTCCTCGTCCCAGTAAACATATTCATCACTGCCGATGTATGTATGGTATGGAATATACTGCTCGTAGTCGGTGTTGTTGAGCAACACGGAATCGCACTGTTCTCCTTCTGCGTAAGAGTATCCACACTCATCACCATACACCGGTTCAGCATTAGGGTTGTATGCGTCATTGTAAGCCCAATGCGTAGGTAGAAAAAACTCAGTGGAAAGATGCGACAGTTTCACAACTCCCGTCAATGCGACTAAAGAAATGAATCCAATACTTAATGAACGCATACTTATGCGCATTCGGCGGCCCCGTCTTCGTTCGCTGTTTCGCACAGGTAAGCGTTAGCCCATGACTCCATGAAGTCGTCATACGCCTGCATATCTTCCCATGTCCAGTCCTTCACTTGAGTCTCCCCTTGCACCAATCGCACTTACGTCCACCGTCTATCGCAGGGTCGTCTCCATAGAGGAGTTCAATGTCGTAGCACTGTGTCTGACTATGAGTCATGCAGTAAATGTATCTGCCGTTACGCCATGCTTTTGGTTTACGTGTTTCTTGTACTTCCATAGTTACACTTTACAGGTAGTAAACACTAATACCAACATGGTGAGAAAGATTTATCTAGTCGGCGGAACTAGCAGAAGTGACTGTCTATTATTGACTGAACCAAGTCGGGGCTCTGTGTCTTCGTTATCGGGATTCGCTCAGCATGGTTGTGAAACAAACAACTCTCTGACTCCTCAAACCATTTGAGGACATTGGCGATGGTGACATTGACATTGCCTTCGGGAGACACTTCTTTGCTCATCAGTACAACACGGGCATAACAATAATTGGAGTTTGCTCGCCCACCCAAGCCCCGGTGCAGTTGTAACTGATGTACTCTTCTGCTTCTTCTTCGTCCATACCGTCACGAACCATACAGACTTCCATCATCTTCTCCCATGAGTACACAGCAAGGAACGGTTCGTTTATGCGTTGTGAGAAACCAATGAGTGCGTCCCCAAAGCCGTCCATCAGAAGGGTCGTCTCGCCCATCGCTTCAAGATGCTCTTGCACCTGAGCGGGTGTCGGGGGTCTCTTGGTTCTCATCATGACATCAGTCGGGTCAAAGTTTTTTGCGTCTTTTCCTACCATGCCTTGCAGGTTACAGGTTAGAAGCAGGTACGACAACCCGTGCGTCGTTTTCTCTGAAGAAAGCGAGGGCGTGGTTGCGGTTCTTCCTTCGGCTCTTCCGGCTCTTTCGGAGCCCCGTCGTCTGGTTCATTTGTCATGTACCCATAATACGTCAAATGCCCCCACCTAAAAGTTTGAACAAAAACAGGGTGGGGGCACTTGCGCCTCAATGAATGGGGGTGTGTGAGGTCTTTTGTAAAACTTAGTCTTCTCGGGGCTTCTCGTCGGGAACTTTTGGAGTAAAGAATGGAGAATTCATCTTCGCCTTTTCCCAAGCATCTAGCAACTTCTTTTTAGAGATTGCTATTTCTTCTTCGGTTTCGGCTGGTCGTCTCATCGTGTCACAATAACACATCATCCCGTCTTCCACCAAATTCGGTCGTCTTCGTACTCGTCTTCGTACCCGTATTCCTCTTCTAGTTCTTTATCAAAGCACGGACGACACTTGTTCTTGACGCTTACTTCTCGTCGTGCGTAATCAACCATCTCTTTTGCGGTCTTCGTGGCCCCGCATGCGTTACAGTGGGCTGGTCTGTCGGCTACGAATTTGAGGTAGTACGCCCGTCTGCGCTTACTGTTTCGTGAGAGACGCTTGTACTCGGCTTGTCGTTGCGCTCTACGCTGAGCGGGACTAATTCTCTCCATCATTCCTCTATCAGTTTGAGACAGTAATTGCACTCGCCGTTGCTACTGCAATGGCAATGGTCGGGCATCTCGGGGACTGTGTATTCATTCATACCTTCACTCTATCGGTAGTAAGGGGTAGTTCCAACCTGCAACCAAAAAAGTTATCCACAGGTTTATCCACATACCGTTCTGAACCGACGAAAAAATCAAAAAAAATCCCGCACCCCAGGGGGTGTGTCAGGGTTTCTAATCCTTTAACGGTGGCGGAAAGCAATTCTCGGGGCCCCACCAGAAGACTGAGAGTCAGAAAACTCTCATGTCCTCAGGCTTGTGCGTGTCGTTCGGGTTACGAACCACGAATGTATTTCCTGGCGCACGACCCTTGTACTCGTAGTCAAGTGCGTCGGCGTGGTACAGGGCAAGCCCCGTCTTGGCTAGGTATTCCTCGGCGAAACTCTCCATCTGGCTCAGGCGACCGAACGAGATTGAGACCGTGAAGGGTTTCGTCGGCGAACCGACTTCCATCTCCTTCAACAGTTCGTCTGTCGTGATGCCCAGAGCCTCGGCAAGTTTCTTGATGTCTTTGGCTATTTTCTTCATAACTCCAACCTATCGGTAGTAAGAGGTAATAACAACCTCAGTCCCCGTATTCTTCGTCTAGGGTCAGCGACCCGAGAGCGTTACTTGCTGCTGCGATTTGCTCGTCGGTCCACGGCAGACCCTCGGGCCAGTCCTCTGGTTTTCCGAACCACCATGATGTCATCTTTCCACTCGGACCAGTCAGGGCCTTGAGGGCTCCTCTTAGTTCTTCTGCCAGTCTTGCGATTTCCGCTACTTGTTGCTTATCCATAACTCCAATATATAGATAGTAAAGGGTAGAAACAACCTCACCCCAAACTTTTTTTCAGAATGTTTCACGTGAAACATTAGGCATGCCTAACAAGCATTACGCAACCTACTAGCGTTACGAAACTGACTGGGTTAGATAATGAAACTGACTAGGTTTCGTGAAGCAACTAGAAAATTGCGTGACGCTACTTTCTAAATTACGGCCCGGCGGCCGGCGAGCCCCGACTCTCGCATCTGGTTACAGAACGTTCTGGTGCTGGCTCCGGGGCTGCGGGCAGAACAACGAAGGCGCATAAAAGGGGACAGCGAAAAGCCCCCTAGCCTGTCCTGTCGGAGGGCTTCGGGGGCTGTGTGGTTATTGTTCTGCTTCGCAGTCAGGGCAAGTCCCTGCAGGCTCGGTACCGCCGTTGGGCAGTTCCACAAAGCCTTGGATTGGGCATAGCACACCGCAAAACCAGCAAGTCGTGGTTGTAATCATTTTCACCTCCCCCCATTCATAACTTCATCATAGCGGTAATAAAAGGTAAAAACAACCTTGCAGCAAAAATAAAGTTTGTGGTATTCTGCGTTTATGCCAAGCACGTGGGGGAGTAGCCCCGAAGAAGACAACTCATACGCAGGGAACGATATTCCTCAATACACGAAGTTCTTTGACTTGCATGACATGGACTTTGAGATGCGACGCGTCTCGGGGCTCTGGGACGTTCTGGCGTGGACTCGCGGTGAAGACGATGTGTGGGCTGTATCAAAGAAGTTTGAGTCACTCGGAGATGCGTTCAACTCCTGTTACACAGAAGTGAAAAAACAGATGCGTCTTCTCAGCCCCGAGGAAAACTAAAAAAGCCACCCACCCGAAGGCAGATGGCTTTCGTTTGAGAAAACTCTCAGTTGTGGAAACTCCAGTCGTCGTTACTGATGTAGTCGTTGTCAGCCCACAGTTCGCCTTTGTACTGACTTATTTCATCCGTCTCCTCAATGAAGCGAGGAGCGAAGATGAGAGGGCACACACGGAAGGCGTAGCGCACAAGGACGGAAGCCAACGCAAAGCGCAGGCAAGACAGACGGGATGGAAGTGGAGGATTACTCATAACACCAATCTATCCATAAGAGGTCAAAAAAACAACCTAATCTTCGTCATCTTCGTAAGCCCCACAAGAACGAAGGAACGGCTCACATTCTTCAAGTTCAAGGTCTGGGTTACTTTCGCTGTTATCACGAGGCTTTCCGTCTGACCCTGCAATGACACACAACTCAACTAGGTCAAGTCCGTCCAGTCGGGACTTATCCTCTACGCAATCTATAACAAAATGTAATGCCTGATGAAAATCAAAACGCTGACCCTCCAACTCAACCAAGCGATGAAAACACTCGTCCATGAGCCCAGCATCCACCTTCTCGTCTGGTAGTTCAAGCACAAAAGTAATAAACTCGCTGTTGCTCATGTTTTTCATTGGTCTGTCGTGTCTGTACTTCATAGTCTAAACATTATCCCTACATTGTCGCAAACACAAATGCTGGGCTACCGAGCACGGGCGTTGATGTCAATGAAGCGGAAGCAGGCTTGGTCACGCTCAGACTCGTCTTCGCACAGCAGTACGCCTGCGGCTTGAGCCCCGGTGAGGTCGTAGAGGCGGACATATCTGGCGTGTTCGCAGACATAGGGGTTTCCTGTTAGTTCATCTTTCATAATTCCAGTCTATCGGTAGTAAAGGGTAAAAGCAACATCGGATTATTCCGACGGTTTTAGTGGTTTTTGTTTCCTTGCGTCACAAGAATTAAGTGTTTCTAATCCTTTAACGGTGGCGGAAAGCATTTAGTCGGCGATTGCCCAGACTCGTGAAGGACGCCCCGGCTTACCGAGTGTGTTGCAGTCGTCAATGACTTCCACTCTGCCTTCTTCTTCCAAAGACAGCAGACGCTTGGTTGCGTTAGCCTTGTCCATGTCAAGCAGTTCTGCTACGGCAACTGTGCGAGCCTCACCCATTAGGGCTACTGCTAGATACACGGCTTCGGTACGAGTCAATTTGTCAAACAAAGCATCACGGAGAGATGGGAAGTTGCTGATAGATGCAACAACCTTTCCATCAACCATGAGGTTTGTTCCTGTCATAGTAATGTTGTTCATAAGTCCATAATACCGATAAGAAGTCAAAACAACAACCTCTCGTTGAGATTTATCAGAACAAAGATGGTTGGTCGTCACCGGCATTGCGGGGCATGCAGAACTCATGTGCGTACTTGTGGTGGTTTGTGTCCACATACTTCACATTCTGTGTTGCGCCTTTAGCCCACCCTGTAATTAAGTGATAAACGCTTGCTGACCTAGGGTCTACTTCGTGGTCGCAAAAGTCGCATTTGTACTGAGCCATGTAGCCCCGAGTCTAATAGTGCTTGATTGTGTAAGCAACCAGTACGAATAAAAAACATACTGTTGCAAGAAAGCCTAAATATTCCATTGTTTACTCTCTTGTTGTAGGTAGAGGTTGTGTCTTCGCGTGTCCGCCAGTTTCACAACTTCATACTTCTATCTTACGGGTAGTAACGGGTAATAACAACCTCATTCTGGAATTTGTTTCACCTTGCATCTAAGGCACTCTCGTTTGCGCCATCCGCCATTCGGGGCTCCGAAGTAAGTGATTGGGTCATTGCAACCCTCGCACTCTCCACTCCAAGTCCATGCGTACTCACAGCACGAGGGAATGTCTATGCCAGTGCCGTCAACACTTGTGTTCCTACCGCTGTTTGGAAAGCCATTTACGTTCGGGTGACCACCGCCGTTGGGAAACAGGTACTTAGCCAGCCCCGGAAGTGCTTCAAGCATCTTCACGCAGCAGTCATGGCATAAGTGTGCGTACTGTTTGTCAGTAGACAGATTTCTCTCATCACATGGGAAGTTGTCAGAGAAGCCACCGTAGTGACCTAGAGAGCAGTTGTTTAGCGACCAGCCGTAGTCAATAAAGTTGCCTTGTTGCTGAGTAGCCGGGGCCCCCACACCGCAGTTAGTGCAGATGAGCGTCACCCTTTCACCATCACGTTCAGTACGTTCTCGCTAGCCCACTTCACAGCGAGACGGTTCACGGTCATCAGGAACTCGGCTTCAGCGACTTCCTGCTCGGCAAGAAACTCGGTGAGGCTACCATCGTTGAAGTCGCCAAGCATATTGCATAGCGCCTCAGCGCCAGTTACGCCGATGGAGTAGTACTCCATGTCAAGTAAGCCCTGAAAAGTGTCTGTGTATTTTTCTTTCATAACTCCATGATATGGGTAGTAAGGGGTAATCACAACTTTTATTGCGGATTATTTCAGAAGTTCTCGCATTAGGGGCGTCGCACGTGGGTGCCCCGGGTTCATTGCTCGTACTCACATTCCATGTCATCGCAACTTCCGTAGTTCTTGCAGAACGACTCGTAGTTCAAACACTCAGGGTCGCCCTGAACGGCGTAATGCTGGGCTCCCGAAGGGCGACTGCGTGTCGCAACTCGCTTGCCAACTCTGTACGCAATGTAGTTCGTAATCAGTCCCATCAGTTCACCATGTTGTGCTTCACAACTGCCTTCTCAATGTCAATGAGTGCTTTCTCCGTGATTTTGAGCCCCGAGTTCACGAGTCCCATGAAGCCAAGTGGCGTCTGCTCGGCGAGTTCGTAGAACGAGTCTAACGACTCGGCAAGTGCGCCCCAAGCGATGAGGAACTTGTCCACCCATTCAGGGTCTCCTTTCGGAAGTGCCACCGTTATTTCAGTTTCCGTAATCATTACCACTCCCCGTAGCAATTTGGGCACTCAACTTCGTAGGCGTACCATATGAGCCAGCCACCGTCAGGCGTAAAACTAAATGTCTCGCCGCAATCGCCGCAATCCGTATCTACGGTCTCGTTTTTTGAGAACTCGTATTCGGGTGGTTCTTCGCAATTAGGTTGTGTCTGTGTGCAGTCACTCATACTTTCCTCTTTCTGTGTTGTTTGATACTTCACTTTATGGGTAGTAAAGGGTAAAGACAACCTCATGCACAAATAAACTTATCCACAGGGTTGTGGAAAAGTGCGACAGTTTTCGTCGTGGGCGCAGCCCCGACCCTGCTCGCAGCGGGGTGAGGGGTTTTTGTGTTTTCTAATCGTCAGACGGTGGCGGAAGAGGCTCAACCAAAGAGAAGTTATCTTCTCGGTACACAAGTCCGAGACTAGAGCCGTTGTCCCAGTTCACATGAACAGTTCCGAACGAATCTACGGAAGTAACAATGCCCTCATCGCCACGAACAAGTTTCGTGTACGGGTCAGAGCAACTGATTAGTTGTACTCGCTTACCTACATAGGTTTTGTAGTACGCCAGTAGTTCGGGTCTTATTTCTTTTATATCCATGACTTCATTCTACGGGTAGTAAGGGGTAATCACAACTTTTTGTTGGGTCGTTTTCACAGTTAGCGCACACTGGCGGAGTCCCGGACACCTTCGCAACAGTTCCACAGTTCCAGCATTTGGAGTAACCAGTCACTTCACGAATGAGGTCAGACAGAAGTCGGGGCTCGCTCATCACTCGTCCCCTAGCGAGAACGCTGGCGTTCGGTAAACGACACCATTGATTTGGTACCCACGCTTGGAAGCGTTGTACCCGTAGTGTGCTCCGAGCCTGTCAGCCCATTGGATTATTTTATCCAGTTCCTTTTGAGTCACTTCTTGTATTACTGCTGTTCTTTTAGGCATACATTCATCTTACGGGTAGTAAAGGGCAATAACAACCCTCAATAAAAAATGGGGTCGGACGGGAATGAATGAGGGAAGGGGTCCCGCCCGACGCTCCCGTAGGTATTCACGGCACTCTGAGTTCCAACGCAAGGCAGGCTGGTAGCGGGGCCCCCGTGTGGGGGACACCAACCCTGCGCCTCAGAGCCATGCTCCGTGAACGCCCACGGCAACGCCTGTGGGGGTGGTAGGGGGATTCTGTTGCCACGCTCCCCCGTGCGCCGAGTCTCACTCGGTGTGCTGTTGCGCTACTAGGCGAGCAACTCGGCGACCATCGCTCGCACCATGCGGTGGAGACGCTTTACGCCTTTGTTGCCAGCACCGTAACGGGCAGTAGCCTCAGACAACTCTGCCAAGAGAGCCTGCGCCATTGCCACACGATGTGACTTGTTCAATTTTTCCTCCTTCCCCTTCATGTCTCCATTATGGGGGTAGTAGGGGGTAAAAACAACTTTTTCGTTCAGAAACTTATCCACAGATTTATCCACAAACATTCCTGCGTTCGGCAAGCCTGCGCTCACACGCACAGCCCCGAGACCCGAGCCCGAGTATGAGCCCTTGTTCGTGAACGATGTACTGCCGTTCGGGGGGGTTATTGTTTTTCTAATCGTCTTGCGGTGGCGGAAGACTTTCATCGGTCGTCTCCACATACATAACAATGGTTGTTCTGCCATGCGTGAGTGCAATCCATCGGGGCATCTGAGAACATTCCCGACCAGTCTGCCTTAGCAATAGCAAAACCCAAAATGAAACAGTAAATGTACCAACCCATTAGACAGTTCTCATTTCTCGTTCGTCAGCGTTGTGCTTCCACAAGAACCACTGGCGCTTCACAGCCTCAATGATGTCTTCACCGATATGGTGTTCATCGCCATCGTACTCGTTCTCCAAGTTGAAAGAACCGAACGCAATGGCGTTGCCACAAATGACTTGACCAAAGACAATGCTTGCAATCGGGTTGAACGGAAGTCCGTCAATCAGACCCGTGTCATTGACATAGCCATGGAAACGCTCACTACGAACGCAGTCAAACCAACCGCCGACTGTGGCGTTGATGAAGTCACCTGCGGGTGATGCGACCATGGTTGTAGTCGGCATACCTTCGGCGGGGATAATAAGTGCTCTAGTAAGTTTCATAGTTTCACTTTATCGGTAGTAAGGACTAACGACAACCTTTCTATCGTTTCTTTTGCCTTGTCATATTCTCTCTGCAACTTTTCTACTCTTTGTCGCAACCTAAGTTCTTCAGCCGTCAGAATATAGCCCCGGTCACGGCACGCCATGATTTGTTTTTGCGCAGTTGATTTCGGCAAGTCAAAGTGTTTTGCTACCGTACTCTGCACGTGACCATACGCTTGAGTCGCCGAACGGGACTCAAGTGCCTCGTTGTATACACGGGCTACTTCACGCAAGTGTTCGTCGGTGAGTCTTTTGCCTTGACTCATTTCAGTTCTACTTTTTCTATGACTGCATCTGCAATCCACTCCGAGACCTGGTGCCCCGCGTCTTCCCATTCGTCAAACTCTTTGCATACTTCTGCCCACGCTTCCGTGGTGAGGACTTCGTGTTCGTCGTCACGGTAGTCAAACTGTTCTTTGTCCCAATACAGAACGCAGAGTTCTTCTTCGGGGCTGTGGCGACTGAGCATCTCTAAGAGTGTCTTTACTTTCATGAGTGTGGGTCTCTTCCTTCTTTTCGTTCTTGGTCTTCCCAGTCAAGCAATGCCCAAGCCCAAGTTTCACACTCGTTGCAGGGACACTTGCCGTAATGGAGTTGTCCGTCTTCCTCACGGGGTTGTTGGGGCTTCATTAGTACAAGCCCAATTCTTCACGCTGTTCTTCCGATACGGCTGTCAAGGTGCTTGTGCTACCCATTGGGGCGTCATGGTGCGAGAGAGAATACTCAATTCTGTCGGCGTGTATTTCGTAAGTCATGCGCCAGTCGCTACGGACTGTCATGCCCTCAATCAGGTCTGCAACCGTCTTAGCATGGAAGTATCCTGATACTTCGCCACTCCATAGGCGCAAGTTAGACACTTTCCACCAGTCAGTTTCGTTAGAGTTACGGAGTTCTTCCGTAATCATTGCAAAGTCCTCAACCGCAAATTGCCAACAATCGCCGTAGCAAGTTGAGCCGTAATCGGTATCTACCGACTTTGTTTCACCATCTTCCTCAAAGGTAAGACAGTTGCAGGAATTGGTTATTTCGCCAGTAGCGATAATTGTTTCATTCATAACTTCATCTTATCGGTAGTAAGGGACAGACACAACTTAATCTTCGTCGTTGTAGTTCTGCTCTGCCAAGTCACACGCTGGCTGGTAATCCCAATGGTCACCATCGTCACCTGTCACTAATCCGTACGGCACTTCTCCACCACTATTTACTAGGGCATTGAACGCATCTAGGACATAAGCGTCCTGCACTTCGTGGTCTAGTTCTGAAAAGGGGGTCTTTGTTATGTCTGTATTCATAACTTCATTCTACGGATAGTAAAGGGTAGAAACAACCTAGGTGTTAATAATTCCTTGAGTGTCTATTAGTTGCATTGGGATAGTTAGTGAGGGCGATGCGACATGAGCCCCGACTTCTACGGGCAACCATGCAACCATGCGCCAACCATCAGCGTGACCATTATAAAATTGCATCACTTCGTCAAAGTTGGAATAGCAAAAGATTTTGTCTTCCGCAACTCCGAAACTATCCGTGCCGGGGCCTTCAAGGCGTTCACCGAAAGATATGTAGCGAGGCGTGGTGCCGTCGTCGTCTTTGACGATAGCCCAACCACCTTGCCAGTTGTTCACGACAGTCTCAATAGACACTCTTTGAGTGCGTCGGAGAGTTGCCCTGTTCCGCTTGAGTCTGTGATGATATCGTCAGGCTCGTCAGCGAACGAAAGGGCGGAACCCATGCCTTCGGCTGTCATGACGGTCACAATGGCGACTCGTCTGCGTTCAGGGTGTTTGCTTGGTTGCCCATCTACTTCGCCGTTTTCGTTGAGTGGCGCAGCCCAGCCAGTTGTGTGTACGGCTAATCCGACAATTCCCTTGCTTGGGTACTCGCTGTCAAGCAGGTCGTAGATATCGGGCGCACGACCCAACTCAAAGTTGGAACCATCTTCGGTAACTCCGTACAGTACGGCGTTATTCATTTGGTGTTCTGTGTCCTTGATTATTTTCTCGGCAACCGAGATTGGTGTTACATTCATACTCTTATCCTATCGGTAGTAAGCAGTAATGCCAACTTCACGCAATGGAGAAGTTGGGCTTGATTTCTTTTGCAATAAAGGCACCGAGACTGTCAGCAGACATAAGTGCAAACATGGTTGAGAAAGGAACGCCGTAGTAGGTGTAGCCAGTTGGTGACGACTTGTACTTCACCAGTAGTTCGTTACGCACGGTGTCGTACGACCAGTACTCAATGGCGGTGCTGTTCTTGACAGTACACGCTATTGCGTCTCCGATAACCCATGCCCACTCGTCGTTGGCGTAGGTCAGGCATTGTCCGATTGATGTGTTTTCGTAAGTAATTGTATTGCTCATAACTTCATTCTATGGATAGTAGGGGGTAAAGACAACCTCTTACGAGGGAATCTTTGCCATTTCGTTCTGAACCAAGTTCAGGGCTTCCACGAGGGCTTGCCAGATGTCCTTCTTGACTTGGTTGGGAATTGTGTCAGGCAACGCCTTGTAGGCAATGATTGCCGTGCGAATGTCTAGGTGGGTTTGTGTTATGTAGGTTTCGTAATCACTCATGCCTTCACTCTACGGGTAGTAAGGGGTAACAACAACCTGTGGTTTACATTTCTTTATGAAACTCATCTTTTGCAACCGACCAAGCCCAAATGCTCACGCCAGCGCAGATGAGCGCAAGCCCCGGGTGCACGAACAGCACGGGGTAAGCGAACACGAGCATCATAAACAAGTATTTCAACATTCGGGACTGCGGCATGGGTTCGTCTTTTCTGTGTTACTAATCGTCTAACGGTGGCGGAAAGCCCTAGCCGAACAACTTTCGGAGTTCTGTTTGGATACTTCCATCTCCAGCCTCACCGTTCTCATCACACATAACTTCGTCTGTGTCCAAGAAACGCATGAGCGAAGTTTGTAGTCCGTCACAGGTTAAGCCGAAGATAACACGAGCGACATGGGCTTCTTCTGAATCAACATTCATAGCACCACCGTAGGCGACTACAAAAACATGACCAAAGCCATTAGCAAAAATAGATATTTCCTGATTACCAAACATCTCTGTTGGTTCGTCAAATGTGCTAATGACCAGCGGAGTTCCGCTATCGCACATGACAACAACGCCAGTAGTTCCAAAATCCACAGGCGTTGAGTAGTCCTCTGGGTTGTCTGGAACGGGTAAGAGGTTGTCCAGTTCTTTGACCATGCTTATTAGTTCTAACTGTGAGATATTCATAACTCCATATTACGGTTAGTAACCCCCAATACCAACCTCTAAACAAATCTATCTAAAGGTTGGAAGTGTCCCTTACTACCCCTAGAGTGGAGTTACACCACAACAAAGGAGAAACGAAGTGGCACAAAAACCAATTAGCGTAAAGGTCAGCACCAAGAAGGTGATTGACGCATTAGAAAAGGCTCTCGCAGAGCGTAACAAAACTGTCGCCGACAACGAAAAGGCGAAAAAAGAATACGAAAAGGCTGTCAAGGACTTCCAAGACAGTCTTGCCGAGATGTTCCGAGCAGGCAAGGGAAAGGTCACTAGCGTCAGCAAGTCTCACAACTTCCGCTACAACGAGGAACAGAACAAGTACGAACTCACCATTGAGTTCCCTGCTTCCGTAAAAGCACCGAAAGAGCCTGAAAACCTAAACGATTGGGTAATGAAGTCCGAAATTGAAGAATTGGAAAACGCTGTTGCCGTTCTAAGAATGACTGACGAAGAAACAATCAACACCAGCACCTACAAGGGTGTGGCTCGCTTCATCAAATAATCGCCTCCCCGCGAATTGGGGGGTGGGACACGCACCGACAGGTAGCGACCCCGCCCCCTTTTGGGGTGTGCGCCGGGACTCGCAGGATAAGTTTTGCGTCAGGTTGTGTTTGTGCCTTACTACCCATAGTATGTAATCATGAACGAATACATGGAACAAGCAATCATGGAACTTGACCACTTGGAATACCTAAGAGGCACTAACGCCATTGACGAAGATGATTATCAGCAACAGCGTGTTGCCGTTCTGTCATTACTAATCACACAACACACAGAAAGAAACTGAAATGGGACTAGACCAATACCTATCAGCAAAGAAATATCTATCACCAGCCGAATGGCGTGGCGAAAAAAGCAAAGAGCAGTTTGACGGAGTTCTGAAAACTATCGGAGCAGAGACCTTTGTACGCAAAGAGTTCCCTAGTGCCGAAGTTTCTATCAGCGTTGGATACTGGCGCAAGGCTAACGCTATCCACCAATGGTTTGTGGACAACTGTCAAGGTGGCGTAGACGACTGTCGTGAGGTGTCAGTAGACCGTGAAAAGTTAGAGGAACTGAAAAAGGTCTGTGAGATTGTTCTCATGGACAAAGGCTTGCTAGATACAGACGAGTCAGCACAGACAATGCTCCCAACGCAGTCAGGTTTCTTTTTCGGTGGCACCGAGTATGACGAGTATTACTACTCGGACTTGCGTGACACGATTGACATCGCCACGGCTTGCCTCGCCATGCCCCCTGAATGGGACTTCTCTTACCAGAGTTCTTGGTAGAGACTCAGGGCGAAGCCCCGGGAGCCCTCGTGACATCTGGCAACAGGTTGTTACGGGGGCTTTCTACCAGTACCCTACAAACCACAATCAACTAAAAGGAAAAAATGAACATTGTAGACACACCCTCAACTAACGACACAGCGGTAGCCCGCACCACAGATGGCAAGTTAGACCTAAACGCATATCTCAACTGTCACGGAACGATTGAGCAAGAGGGTCTCACTGTCAATGTGATGGTTCTCGGGGCTCGCCGACGATACGGTCACCTTGACTTGGAAGTAACTCCAGTGCTCGGAACTGGGCGTCGCTGGGTTGAGCGCAAAAACATCGTCCTCAATAACGACCCTGCAGGTTGTGTTTAACCCTTACTACCTATAGAGTGAAGCCATGAAGAAATACATTATTCAGGTAACCGAAAGCATCAATCACCAATACGAGGTTGAAGCGGAGGACGAAGATGGTGCACTAGAAGCCTATGACCGTCTCACTGATACACAACTCAAGACACGAGACCTAGACGGTGACAGTGGCTGGGACCGACCATGGGACGTCACGGAAGTCATCTAATGCATCAGATTCGCATCAGAACTGAAGTGGTCTACCCAAATGGTGGACCAGCATACGACAAGTATGACTACTTCCTTATAAAAGACGAAGACCTTCCAGATACCTGGAAAGAATTCAAACCAGAAGATTTTTACGACTTTTTAAACGAAGGCGGACACTGGAATAAAGGCTGGCAAGAGATTACTCGGGACCACGAGACTTGGATTGAAGACAATCAAGCAGAGGGTTCCCAAACAGAAACAGCAATAGTAGTGGATTTCATCAACCCCTTTTAGTAGCACTGACGGTGGCGGAAGAACCACGCTGCGCGTTTATTCAGAAATCAAACTTTTGGGTAAATGACTTACCCCTAGCCTTTTTTAATTTTCTTCTTTTTTCTTACTTTTTACAGCGGCCTCTGGGGCCAGAACAACTTCGGCGACTTCAACTACCTCAGCAACTTCAACTACTTTAGCGGCTGGCATTACGAAGGAGTCTGAACCAATACCCTTCGGCTCAACATCTGCTGCCCTTACTGGCGCTGCAACGGTAGCCCCGGATGCTTTCTCAAATGCTTCTACTTTTGCCAATGCTTCTTCTGGAGTAAGTTTTCTCATGATATTTTCCTTCTGAATAAATCTCGTGAAACAATAATACAACACCGGGGCACCCAGTCACGACGCAAATTTCTTATAAATTTTTCTAAGAATGTTGGAAGTACCCCTTACTATCCATAAGATGGAGGCATGAAGGAATACAAAGACCTAGAAACAATTACTGAATCTGACTTAGAACTTGAGTGCGACGAATGTGGCGTACCTCATGATGATGGTCAGGAGTTCACATTCATCAAGCCCTACGACTTTGAGCCAGGGCATTGGGTGTGCATAGGATGCAAAGAGGAGTTATTTAGATGATTACCATAGAACAGATAAACGACGTCCATCGTTCCCTATGGGACGACGCCATAGAAAGACATGGCGACAAGTTCAAGGTGCCCTTTGAGGAGATACACAAGATATCCACTCATACTCGTGCGCTCTATGCGCTGATGGGTTGGAACGGGTCGGGCAATCCTGCTCGCTACCTATCTACTTACTCCGTACCGACAGAGGTAATCGCTGATGTGGTCGCTGAATACTGTGACGAAGTCGTTGACCCCGAGGAACTACTTACCCCGAGGCCCCGCCGAGCCGACAAGTACGATGCCCTACTGACTTGGTCAAAAGACCACCTATTTGAACAGTTCACTACCGAGCAGTTGGTTGAAGTATCAGGCTTCTCTTATCCCACCACCTTGAAGTTCTTGCAGGAGTCTCCGACTTTCCGCAAAGTCAAGAAGGGTCTATGGGAAGTGCGTGACGCTGAGGCTGATAAGAAAGCCGAAAAGAATCTGTAAAGAGATGTTGTGATTAGGGCTTACTACCCGTAACATGGAGTCATAACCAATTGCAAAGGAGCAATAAAATGGAAAAAGAAATAACACTACCCGAGTGCTGGCAAACACTCAAAGACTGCATGGACTCAGGGATTGACCGAGTCATCCTGTTTGGACCTGCTGGAACTGGCAAGACCTTTGCTGGTCTCACATTTGGAAATGTCGGCGCTGGCGCACACCGTTTGGTCTGCACAGAAGACATGACTTCAATGGATGTGACTGGAGCATTCATGCCTGACGGTAACGGCAGATTCTCATGGGTCGCTGGTGCTGGTCTCAAGGCTTGGGAAGGCAACGGACTCAATGGTGGTCGTCTCATCGTGGATGAGATTGACAAGGCGTCGGGAGATGTGTTCGCACTTCTGCTTGCGATGCTTGACTCACCTGAATCAGCAACTTGGGAGCATCCCGAGACTGGTCGTATCCATCGTCCGAAAGACGGGTTCTCTGCAGTCATGACCACGAACATTGAGAATATGGAAGAGTTGCCAATGGCGCTCGCTGACCGATTCCCTGTTCGTATCCGAATCAACGCCCCTCACCCGAGTGCGCTTGAGAAGTTGTCGTACGAGTTGCGTGAGTACGCAGTCCGTATGGCTGATGCTGGCAAGCGCCGAATCTCATTGCGTACTTTCTACGCATTTGACAAACTGCGTAAGCAACTAGGTGACGAGAAGTCTGCAAAGATTATCTTTGGTGACCGAGCAACTTCTGTACTGGACGCCATTGCGATTGACAAGGTTCACTAATGAGACACATTGCCGAACCCGAATGGCTTGGGCGTAACGACGCCGAGCATGGCGCTTGGCAAGTTGAAGATTGCGAACCTCGCCGTGGCATCCCTGCTACTTCTATCGTGGAACGCAAGATGCTTGCACCTGCACACGACACTGAACAAGCAAGAGTAATCCGAGCGCACGAAATGATGCATGCAAAAGTTTCTCCTGCTAATGATTGGGAGAAGTGGCAGAACAGAAAGATTGCCACTCTTCCAGCAATGATGGCGTGTGAAGAATTGCGTGTGAACTTACTGTGCGATAGGGCTGGCTTTGATGTGAAGAACCAACTGTCTGACGGTGGAGAGACCGCAGACGGAGAACGCCTTGCTTGCACCGAAGACTGGAAGGGTGCAGTACACATGGCTGTCGCCACTGCTGGTACCGCAAGTAACAAGTTGTTCCTGAACGGCATACGCCGACATAACCGCTTATGGGGTACTGCGCTTGCTGATATCTCTAAGCGAGCAGTGAAAGAAATGAACAAGGCTGGTCACCGCTTATCAAGCACCGAAGTGCATGCCTCTACTGGTCTCGCTCCATTTGGATTCATCTACACAGAGAAACTTGCTGAATGGGTTGACCGTCTCGCTGGTATGGAACCACCGTCGGAAGATGAATCAGAATCAAGTGACGACTCTTCAATGAGTACCGAAGGTGATGACAAAGAAAGCAAGCGTGAACACTCAAACATCGGAAGTGTAAAAGTAAAAGAAACTGAGTTTCGTGAAAAACTAAAAACAATTACTCCCGACAGAATGGACAACAGTGTTCCTTATTGGGGAGAACTAATGATTGAGAAGTTGCCACTTCCTATTATTGCTAAAGGTAATTTGGGAAAGAAGAAAACAGCATCCAATGTTGGTCGCTCACCACGCCGTATCCACCGATACATGACTGACCCACAGAAGCGAATCTTTGACAACAAGAGACGAGGAATGGGTGGAGTCGTGTGCGTTGATGCATCGGGTTCAATGTCTCTATCTCAAGATGATGTTCGCAGAATTCTTGAAGCAAGTCCGGGGGCTACCGTCATTGCGTACTCCGATATTCGTGATGGTCATCCGAACGCTTGGATTCTTGCTGACAAGGGTCGTATGGTTGACGAAATGCCCGAGATGGGTCAAGGCAACGGCGTTGACTTCCCTGCGCTTGAATGGGCAGTGAAGCGTCGCCAGCACTCAACTGCTCCAGTCATTTGGATGACTGACGGTGGAGTCTGTGGTCCTCACCAAGGATTCTCTGAACTACTTGCGAACCAATGCACTGCGTTCTGTTTGGAGAAGAAGATTCACCTGACCGAAAACGCCGAAGCCACCATCGCTCTTCTCGGAGCGCTCTCAAAAGGAATGACGGTACCGAAGGCACCTTTCCCATACATGTTGAAGCATGCGTGGGAAGCACGAGGTGGGAAACTTCCTTACTGACCGCTACGCCCCACAACCACTTGCTCCTTTGTTGGTTGTGGGGTTGTGGCTAGCCCTTACTACCCGTAAAATGAAGTTCTACTAAGGAGTTATTATGCCTAACTGGGTATCAACCACACTGACCGTCAAAGGCTCAGAAGAAGAAATAAAAAGATTCGCAGACGGAATCAAGGACAACAGTATCCTTGAGTCATACATTCCCTGCCCTGCAGAACTGCGAGACACTGTCTCGGGTTCCTTTCAGGACGAAGAGAAAATGGCAGAACTGCGCAAGCAACAAGAATTGAACATTGCTAAGTACGGTCACCAAGACTGGTACAACTGGCAGTACGACATTTGGGGAACCAAGTGGGGCGACTGCGATACCGACATCGGTAACCCCATGGAGTTCAGTGACGGCTCATGGGAAGTTCTAGTTCACTATCAGACTGCATGGGGACCAGCAGATGCTGGGTTCCTCAAGGTCTCTGCAATGTTCCCTACACTGTTCTTCATATTTGATTATGACGAAGAGGCTGGTTTCTTTGCAGGCACTCAGGTGATGCAAGACGGAGCAACCGTATTTGAGTCCATGTACGAGCCTTGCTCATACGAAGGCGAAGTTGATTGGGACGATGAAGTTTCAATGCAGAAGTACGAAGCATGGAAAGAAGAAAAAACTGACGCTATCTTTTCTGAGTACGCCCAGTTCCGAAAGGGGATATCAGTATGACTTACCGAGTAACCGTGATGGTCACCACTGATGTGGAGACGAACGACGAAAAAGAGGCTTTTTCTATGGCTCTCCACAAGGTGCGTAGCGCTGTCGGAGACGACCAAGATGGTGCAGACGACCTGTGGGTTACTGGCATCGCCCAAGACGACAACGGATACATGGTCTACCTACAAGGAGAAAACAATGCAACACAAGATTGAAACTGACGAATGTGTGCACTGTGGACGCTCAACAGCGTTCAACTCAGGCTTTGGTCTCTTTGTGAACCGTCTACCAACCGATGACGGGTGGGCTTGCGCTGAGTGTGCAGGCTTTGAATGTGACGAGTGCGAACAAACTATCTACCTTGACACTGAAGTCCGAGTTGATTACGAGAAAGACGGAGTGTCTTACTACGGCAACTACCACGAAGACTGCTACTCATTCCTCAAACACGGGGAAAGACAATGGTAGAGTTCTGGGGCTCGCGTCGGGGCTACTGCCATTACTGCGACGAGTTCGTTGATGACGAGCCAGTCTGGGAAATCAAACACGGTTGCCGAGTTGCATGCTGCATAGAGTGCGCCATTGACCGGAATATTATTAGTCTTTAGCACTGACGGTGGTGGAAAGCCTCCGTTAAATCTGTACAATACTACTTGCCGGCTGCGGCCGTAAGAAAAAGAGAAAAAAATGAAAGTTCCCAGAATCTGCCCACGTTGCAACGACAGTTTTATCCCTACTAACCTGCAACCAGGCGAATACCCTGGAGCAATCTCCAGAGCCGACGATAAAACAGAAATCTGTTCTGGTTGTGGGACTGAAGAAGCAATAACCCAATACGCAACTGGGGCCTGTGAACCAATCAGTGATTGGCCCGTACGTAACCGCGTTATTTAAAAAAAGTTGAATTCCAAACGCGGAGTATTACGTAAAACAAAGAAAGTATTCCGCAATTCACCCAAGAGATGCTTGAACTAATAACGTTAGCGTTAGCAAGTATGTTTGTTACAACCCACAGGAAGACAGTCGTCGCTAGGACACTAAAAATTATGAAACGAATTCCTTGCTTCACAATATCTAAAGCATACTGGCGCTCTTCTTCGGGGCTAACGAAGTCGGGCTCCGGCCACTGGTCAGGCATCAATCTTCTTCACAATCTGATGAACGCGTTGACGGCTCAGGTCGTAAGAGTCTGCAATTTGGCGGAGGGTCATTCCCTGGCTGCGCATCTGCAGAATTTCCGAATTTCTATTATGATTCGTCGCCGGCCCTGGCTTCAGGGGGCCCCACGACCAACCGGCAAGATTTTCAAGAATTTCAATCTTGTCTGCCGCCATCTGGTTCTTTTTGCGGCGCTGCCGGATGTAGCCCACCCAAGCCCCGATGTTTACTTCTGCCCCATCAACAATCTCAATGTAAACAGCCGGGACCCGAGAGTGTCCGGCACGTTCAATGAATTGGCGAAGGGCTCTGACATAAAGATTAAATCTAGTGTTGTTGTCCATGTATAGAAATATAGAACATTTAGAATTGCAATGCGCGAATGGTTCTGATAAATTAATGAAGACAACTCTTTACAAGTTGTTACGGTGGCGGAAAGGCCGGTCTACGTGAGTAAGAAAAACGAAAAATGGAAAAAGTTCATCAAGGATGTACGTTCAGTGACATCAAAATTTCCGGAACTTGAAAAGTATATTGAAGAGTCGGAAAAAGAAAATCACGAAAACTTTCTATTTGTCGCGGCCGGTGAAGGGATGATTGTCCGCGGGATGCATTATCCAGATGGCGCGTTTGAAAATGACGATTACCCGATAGTATTCCAAACGTTTGATGATGGAGTTGTTATCGCTGCCTGGCCGCGCTCAATTGTAAAAATATTAATGGAAACACTTGTTAATAACTTTGATAAATCAAAACACGAAAAAGGCTGGGAACTTATTCTCAACGGTCTTCTAGAAGAAGCGCTCGTCAAAATCAAAAATGGAGAAATCAATGGAATCTAATACCTGGGACGCTGCGGCCGCGCGCGTTGTAAAAATCATTTTTCAAATCCTAAATGCGGAGTACGTAGACATCAGCATCAACCTCCAGGACATCCGCCGCATGTACGACGAGGTCTGGGCCATGCTGAGCACTAGTCCAGAATTCAGTGGCGAAGCAGCATTCTTTAATGTCGGGGCCGCTGCAGTACGTGCGGCCGGCGCGGCGGGAGTTCAAATAAACGAAGAAAATTTAGTTGAGACCCTGATACGTAAACAAAACGACTACGGTCCAGAGAACATCGCACGCTTCGGACGTGATGGCATCCTGGTCAGGCTGCACGACAAAATCGCACGGTTAGAAAACCTCACCGCGAAAGGTGAGCCCCCAATGAACGAATCAGTATCCGACAATTACCTAGACGTAATCGGATACTGCACCGTTGGTGTCATGTGGGAG